GCACTGGGGCAGGTACAGCAGGTACAGCTAACCAATTGACTAATTGCGGTATTATCGTAGCTGGTCATGACTCGGCTATTGCAACTGCAGAGCAGATCAACAAAACCGAAACATATCGTGACCCTGACAGCTTTGCTGACATTGTTCGTGGTATGCATCTATACGGTAGGAAGATTCTTCGTCCTGAAGCAATCGTCACTGCCCGTTATAACGCAGCATAAGGGAGATATAAATTATGGCTACTTATGATATGACTTCCATTGATACCGCTGGTGTTGGGGCAAACTCTATTGCTGTCCCAACCAATGTTGGTAACTCTGTACGGACCATTGAAGCAATCCTAGATATTGATGCAATGGTTACTGCTGGATACTCTGGCGCAGATGGTGACATCTTCCAACTTCTTGAAATTCCTGCTGAATCTTTCATCTTATCTGCTGGTGCAGAAATCATGAAGTCATTTACGGCTTCTTGTACTGCAGATATTGATTTTGCTGCAGGTGATGACATCGTTGATGGTGCTGATCTTACTCAAGCTGCTGGTACATACCTTGCAAAAGGTACTAATGGCTACACTAATACTGTTGGTACTGGTGCAGCTTCAACGCCTCATGCAGACTTCCATGCTACATCACTAGCTTGTGTTGCTGCTGCGGATACTATTGATGTAAAAATTGATGGTGCTGCCCCTGCAACTGGGCGTCTACGGCTCTATGCAGTAATTGCAGATGTTTCTGCTGCAATGACAGAACCTGCTGTAGCACAGCGTGATCTACTGTAATAAACCTATATACTTTGGGGCTGGCTATACGCTGGCCCCATTGGTGTATCAAACTTATGCAACCAAAAGGCATAAAAGATTTATTAAGGAAATATAATGGCTCTTACTTTTCTTACTTTAACTAATAGTGTTATTACACGCATGAATGAAGTAGAGCTTACTTCTAGTAACTTTACAAGTGCTAGGGGTGTACAAATACAATGTAAGAATGCAATTAATGAATCAATACGATACATCAACCAACGTGAGTTTGGATATTCTTTTAATCACGCTATTAATTCTTCTACCTTAATAGCAGGACAAACTAGATACACTGCTCCTACAAGCACAAAGTCTATTGATTATAGTACAGCTAGAATTAAGAAAAGCACTGACCTTAATGTGACAGGTAATAACCTATCAATGTTGAACTATAATGAATATATTGAAAAAGACTATGCCAATAATGAAGATAATGTTTTTGCTACAACGCTAAACGGATCACATTCTAGTAGCGTAACTACATTAACCCTTACCACTACTACAGGGATAGACGCTACAGGCACAGTACACATAGGTAGTGAGCAAGTCACTTATACTGGTGTATCAGGTAATGACATTACTGGCTGCACACGTGGGGCTAATAACACTACTGCTGCCATACATGCAGATGATGTTGCTGTCACACAGTTTGAAGATGGCGGTGTACCTAGAAGCATTGTACGCACCCCTGACAATAACTACCTATTGCATCCATACCCAGATAAAGCTTACACGCTTGCTTTTGATTATTATACCTTTCCTGCAGACTTATCTGCACATGGAGATACAACAAGTGTACCTGATAGGTTTGCGCCTGTGATAATAGATGGTGCTACAGCTTATGTGTATCAGTATCGTGGTGAGTTAAATCAATACCAGATAAACTTTAGTAGGTTTGAACAAGGCATTAAAAACATGCAGAGCTTGTTAATTAATAAGTTTGACTATATCAGATCGACTGTAATTAATAGGCCACGGGGTTCTGCTAACTTTATGTCAGGTGTTAGTTAATGCCAGATAGTTCGCAAACACAACCAGTAGCATTTAATTGTGAGGGTGGTTTAGTTTTAAACCGTTCTAGCTTTTTAATGGACCCCGGACAGGCAGTACAGTTAGAAAACTTTGAACCTGATATTCAAGGCGGGTATAGAAGAATAAACGGATATACTAAATTTATTAATCAAGTAGTTCCTATTACAAGTAGTACTTCAGAAGAGCCTTTAATGGCAGTTTCTTTTAATAATAGAACATTAGCGGCTAGAGGTGAAAAGATATTTTCATCTTCATCTACACAATTAGCTATTCGTATTGCATCAAGTACAGCTATGACAGGTTCTGGTTCTATAACTGTAGATTCTACTACAGGGTTTGCTTCTAGTGGTAATCTTCAAATTGGCGATGAGAAATTTACATACACAGGAGTTACTTCAAACTCTTTTACTGGTGTAACTAGAGCTACTTCAAGCACTACTGCTGCAACTCATATTACAGATAGTTCTATATCAATAGATTGGACAGAAATAGATACAGGTAGAACAAATGCTAAAAAGTACCATTTTGAAAGATTTAATTTCGATGGTAATGAAAAGATTGTTTTTGTAGATCAAGTTAATGCCCCTGTAGTTTTTAATACTTCTTTGTCTGCTACAGATGTTACCGATAGTAGTGTAGCAGGTGCAACTGTTGTAGCGGCATATAGAAACCATATGTTTTATGCAGGTAAGTCTACTACACCACAAGAAGTAGTATTTAGTGAGCCTCTTAATGAAGATGGGTTTAACTCTGGTAACGGTGCAGGTAGCATTAAGGTAGACGATACTATTGTTGCCTTAAAAGTTTTTCGTAATAGTTTATTTATATTTTGTGAAAACAGAATATTTAAACTAACAGGTTCATCTAGTTCTGACTTTGTTGTAGAACCAGTAACAAGAAATATTGGATGTATTAATAGCTTTACTGTACAGGAATTTGCAGGGGATTTAATTTTTCTTGGGCCAGATGGCTTGCGTACTATTGCGGGTACAGAACGTATTGGGGATACAGAGCTAGGTACAATAAGTAAAAACATACAATCTATATTTGATAAAAACATTAAAGACTCAGTAGATTTTGATAGCATAGTTATACCTGACAAAACCCAATATAGAATCTTTTTTAATAAATCAGGACAAGCTTCAACTCTTTCTAGGGGAGTAACTTGTGTTTTAAAAAAAGATGGCTTTGAGTTTTCTGAATTAAAAGGATTTAAAACTACTTGTACGGATACCTTTGTAGAGACAGGTGATGTTATTTCCTTGCATGGAGACATAGATGGCTTTATACATAGACAAGAAATAGGAAGTACCTTTGATGGCACAACTATAAAAGGTAAATATAGAGGTCCAGACATGGTGTTTGGAGATTCTGGTATACGTAAGCATGTGCAAAAGGTTATTATTAACTATAGACCTGAAGGAAATGTTGACGCTGATTTAATTGTACGTTATGATAATGAAGATAAAAACTCAGCTAGACCAGCAGTGTATCCTTTTTCTACAGTAACTTTATCTGCTGCATATGGTAGAGCAGTATATAGCACAACTACAAGTACAGCACAATTTATATATGGTGGAGGTAAAGACCCTTTAGATAGAAAGTCTGTAGAAGGGTCAGGTTTTTCTGTAATACTTAAAGTAGAAGATGATGGAGAAAGTAATCCATATTCTTTAAAAGGGTTTCAGTTAGAATATCAATTAGGAGCAAGACGTTAAATGGGCGCTATATACACAAGACAATCAACATACGCAGATGGCGATACCATTACAGCGGATCATACTAATGATGAATTTGATCAGTTACTAGCTGCCTTTGCTGCAAGCACTGGACACACACACGATGGGACTACTGCAGAAGGTGGTCCTATTACTAAACTGCTTGGTACTTCTATTACTATAGGTAATGCTACTTCAGGTACAGACATTACAGTAACCTTTGATGGTGAAAGTAATTACGGTGTACTAAAGTGGATGGAGGATGAGGATTACTTTGAGTTTTCTGATGATCTACTTATTGCGTCAACAGAGAAGATTCAGTTTCGTGATACTGGCCTCTATATTAATTCTAGTGCTGACGGCCAGCTTGACATTGTAGCAGACACAGAAATACAAATTGCTGCTACTACTATTGATATTAATGGTCTTGTTGATATATCAGGCAATTTATCTGTAGGTGGTAACTTAGATGTTACAGGTACGTTTGATCTTAGTGACGCTAACTTTACTAATGCTGGTGATATTCAACTAGATAGTATTTCTGGTGATAGCGATACTAATACAAGTATTACCTTTAGTGGGTCAGATGTAATCACTGTTGCTACTGGTGGTGAAACACAGATTACATTTAACAACGGCTCTATACTTCCTACAACAGATAACGATGTAGATTTAGGTTCTAGTTCACTAGAGTTTAAAGATATATATATAGATGGTACAGCCTACCTAGATGCTATTAACTTTAATGGTACAGCTATCTCAGCAACTGCTGCTGAACTTAATATTATGGATGGCGTAACTAGCACTGCTGCTGAGTTAAATGCTTTAGATGGTATTACATCTACTGCAGCAGAGTTAAACATTCTTGACGTAAGTAATTCTACTTTAGGTGACTTATCAGAAATTAGTACAGTAGCTAATGATGATGTATTTCTTGCTGTTGATACTTCTGGTGGTGGACTTAAAAGAATTGCACGTAGTACAGTTGTAGCTGGTCTTGCTACATCAGGTGCAATAGCTAACGTAGTAGAAGACACATCGCCACAACTAGGTGGAAACCTAGATATGAATGGTGCTGACATTGTTACAACTTCTAATGCTACTCTTGACTTAGCTCCTAATGGAACAGGTACAGTTGTTGTAAGGGGTAATACTAACTCAGGTGCAATAGTATTTAACTGTGAAAGTAATAGCCACGGACAAAAAGTATTTGGACAACCACACTCCGCAAGTGTTACAAATACTCTTATGTTACCTGCAGGTGCTAACTCTACTTTGGTATCACTTGTATCAACAGACACACTTACTAACAAAACTTTAACCTCTCCTAAGATTAACGAAGACGTAGCAGTAACCTCTACAGCTACAGAGTTAAACCTGCTTGATGGTGTAACTTCTACTACAGCAGAGTTAAACATCTTAGACGGTGTAACTTCTACTACAGCAGAGTTAAACTTAATTGATGGTGGCACATCAAGAGGTACAACTGCAGTAGCATCTGGCGATGGTATACTAATTAATGACGCTGGTACAATGCGTATGACTAATGTTGATACTGTGTCTACCTACTTTGCAGGTCACAGTGTAGGTGGGGCTAATATTGTTACTACTGGCGCTCTTAATAGTGGATCAATAACATCTGGCTTTGGTACAATTAACATTGGCTCTTCTGCCTTTACAACTACAGGGGCTGTAAACTTTGGTAGTTTAGCAGATGGTACAATTACCGTAACAGCATTTGCTGATGAAGACGATATGTCAAGTGACTCAGCTACGTTAGTACCAACACAACAAAGTGTTAAAGCGTATGTAGACGCCGTTGATACTGGAGCTACTAAAGGTTTTGCCATAGCAATGGCAATCGTATTCGGATAAAGGAAGAAATAAATGACCGTAATAAATTTAATTAACGTAGCAACTATTACACCTGTAACGGTGGCTGGTGCAATAACAACAAGCAGGGCAGCTATTATTGATGTTGCTGCTAACAAAGTTGCTAAAGTAAATACATTACTTATTGCAAACATTGACGGTACTAATGCTGCTGATGTTACTGTAGAGGTAAGTGTAGACAACGGCTCTAACTATGTTGCCCTAGCTAAGACAGTCTCTGTACCTGCTGATGCAACACTGGTTGTTGTAGGTAAAGACAATGGGTTCTACTTAGATGAAACAGACTTACTCGCAGTTACAGCTTCTGCAGCTAGTGACTTAACATACTTGTGTAGCTTTGAACTTATGGATGATGCATAACAATGGCAAGACGTAATGGTGGCTTTATTGGTACTGATGGATTAGATGCACCTGATCCACCCACAGCTATTACACCTACGATTGGTGATGCACAAGTAAGTGTAGCATTTACTGCGCCTTCTGATGTAGGTGCATCTGCTATTACAGGTTTTGTTGCACAGGTTAGTATTAATGATACAGACTATAGTGCAGGTTCTAATACAGGTACGTCTTCACCTATTGTTGTAAGCAGTCTTACTAACTTTACTGCATCTACAGTTAAAGTATGGGCTATAAATGCTTTTGGTACATCTGCACCCAGTGCTGCTAGTGCTAGTTTTAGTCCTGCAATTTCAAGAGGAGTATATGCGGGTGGAACAACTTCAAGTATATTGAACGTAATTCAATACATTGATATTAATACTACAGGTAATACTACAGACTTTGGTGACTTAACTGAAATCAAACGTGGTGCAGCACCCATGTCTTCTAACACTCGTGGGTTATTTGGTGGTGGATATTCCTCTGCTCAATCAAAAGCTATAGATTATATAACGATAGCTAATACAGGTAATGCTGCTGATTTTGGAGATTTAACTGTTACTGGTTCTCAGATAGGGGGAGTAAGTAACTCTACTAGAGGAGTCGCAATAGGTGGAGATGGCAGGACTGCTGTTATAGATTACGTAACAATAGCTAGTCTAGGTAATGGTACAGATTTTGGCGATTGTACAAACTCAGAAAATCAAGCCGGTGCTTCCTCTTCTACTAGAGGTGTATTTGCTTCTCCCGGTGGAGGTTCTCTTTTAATACATTATATTACAATAGGTACAACAGGAAATGAAACAGATTTTGGTAATTTATCTATAGGTAGGGGTAGTATGGCTGGAATGTCTAGTGGTACTAGAGGTCTTTTTTCTGGCGGCAATACATATGTAACTACTATAGATTATGTTACTATAGCTAATACAGGTAATGCTACTGATTTTGGGGATTTAACGGTTGGTAGAAGAACTCCATCGGGAACCAGTTCTCCTGTTAGAGGTGTTACTATGGGTGGTAGTAATAGTTCAGGTACACTTCAAAATATTATAGATTATATCACTATGGCTTCAACTGGCAATGCTTCAGACTTTGGTGACTTAACAGAAGCTATAAAAACTGCAAGTGCTATTTCTTCTAATCACGGAGGACTACAATAATGCCCAACTATAATGGCGTATGGAGCCTCTCAACACAGCTTCAGTATGCAGCAGATTGGCCTGTAAAACCTTTTAACTATTTAAGTTCTGGTACAGATGCAGGTTTATTTGTTTCTGCAAATGGAACAAATGTTTTAGATTTTGTTACTATCTCAACAACAGGTAATGCTTCAGACTTTGGTGATGCAACAGCAAATAAATATTATGTACAAGGTCATGGAAATGCAACAAGAGCTATAACTGGTTATGGTGGCAATGGAGGTACTGGAACTATTGATTTTATAGAGTTTGCTACTAAAGGTAATGCTGCAGACTTTGGTGATACGGCTACTGCTTTTGGAGGTCAACAAGGTGGAGGTTGTGGTAGTAACACCAGAGGTGTTTTTGGAGGTGCAACGGCAAACAACTCTGATATAATTGAGTATGTAACAATGGCAAACTTAGGTAACGGTACTGACTTTGGTAATTTATCTCTAGCTAGAGCCAGACTAACAGCAACAAGTTCAACTACAAGAGGTGTTTTTGCAGGGGGTTTTACTGCCAGTGCAGATTTTGTAGATACTATAGATTATATCACAATAGCAAACACAGGTAATGCGTCAGATTTTGGAAACCTTACACTTGCTCGTACTTTTTTAGCTGGAGCAGCTTCATCTACAAGGGGTGTATTTGCAGGGGGTTATAATGATAGTGATTCTGGAGATTATCACAATATAATAGACTACATAACTATAGCTTCAACAGGCAATGCCTCCGACTTTGGTGATTTAACTGTAGCTAGGGCTTCTTTAGCAGGAACATCAAATACTACCAGAGCTATATTTGGTGGTGGCGATAGTGGAAGTGCAGTAAATACAATAGACTATATAACTATAGGATCAACAGGTAATGCTACAGACTTTGGTGATCTTACTATAGCTAAACGATGGGGTGACGCAGTAGGTTCAGCAACAGCAGCAGGAGCAGCATAATGTCGTACAAACAAATGACAGGCAACATAATCTCCGCAACAAAAGTAGAACCTGCTGGCCCTTTTGAAGACAGTGCAGCCTCTGGTGTGTGGAACTTACAAGATCAATATGATTACAGAAGGGGTGGTAACTGGCCTGAAACAGGACGTGCTGCACCTTTGGGGTTTTTTGCACTTAATAATACTATTATAGATGTTTTAAACCTAGCTTCTGCGGGGGACTCATCAAACTTTGGTACTTTGTCAACTGGTAGTTTTAATGAATGCATGACCCTTGGCAATACAACAAGGGTTGTATCTACAAGAGGAAGCGATCCCGACACTAATACTATTGAATACTGGGAGATTGCCACAGGTGGATCGGGTACAGACTTTGGAGACTTGTCTGTAACACGAAATTCTGGCTCTGCTGCAAACAATGCAACTAGGGGCTTGTTTATTGGAGGCTACCTTGGATCGTCTGTTGGTGATGACCATGGTGACGTAGTTGATTACATTACTATAGCTAATACTGGTAATACCACCGACTTCGGTAATTTAAGTGCTGCAGGAATTCGGTCTGGTACTGGTAATTCGGACACTAGGGCTATAAGTTTGGGGGGGCAGAGAGGTGGAAGAAGTTCTTCTACAGCTACTAATATCATAGAGTATTTTACAATAGCAAATACAGGAAATGCTACAGATTTTGGTGACTTAACGGTAGCTAAGGGTCAGGGATCTTCAGGTTCTTCTAATAGAGTTAGGGCTATTCATGCAGGAGGTGTTCTTGCTAACAACGCTACCACAAATATAATGGATTATATAACTATAGCATCTACAGGTAATGCTAGTGACTTTGGTGATCTAAGTCAGGCCAAGGAAGGTCCATTTGCGGGTGTAGCAAGCACGGTATCCTGTTTCTTTGCTCCAATGACATCGTCTACAAAGGAAGTTCAAACTGTTGTGTTTGCTACTACAGGAAATAGCAATGATTTTGGTGATTTAACTAATGCCAATGGTTCAAGATCTGGAACATCTAACTCCCACGGTGGTATAGCTGCATAAGCACTTGCAATTTTTAACAACATATGATATAACTCATAAGAACAATAAACAGGAAAACTATGAAAGATACAATTCAAGAAACAGCACTAGCTACAACAGACCTTAACATTCAGCTTCCATCTGCGAAGCCTGAGTACAAGTCTATGTTGGCTAACATCAAAGACAAAGCTCCTGCTATCGCACAGGCTTCTACTAACTTCTACAAGTCTCATTCGCAGATGATGTCTGTCACACTAGACGTAACTGCAATTACTCCTATCCGTTCTGTGAAGCACTCACTGGCTGAGATTGAGAAGACTAAAGCTGCTCTGCAAGAGGGCTACTTCAGCATGAAGAAGAAAGAAGTAAAACT